CAAGCAACAGTAACAACTCCTAGGCTTTGTTCTAGTGCTGCTAATAGCGATTCTTTTTTAATATGTCTACTTTCGTTCATTATAGATTTAATTTTATTGTAAACTCATTCGCTTTCCTTTTAACATTTGAAATCATAGATGGGTATAATTTAATCAAATCTTTAATAGCTTTTTTTTCCATTTGAATAGTTCTATAATCTTTACATCCACCATCTTTTCCCCAATGATCATTTTCCCAATGCAAATATCTTATAGCTAAAATCCCACCTTTGTCTTTTATATGTCGTAAGCAAATTTCATAATCTTCTTTAACAGGAAAATTCTCATCAAAATAATATTCACCATCATTTATTATTCCCATTAACGATGCAGTAACGTAACTTCTAGTTAGAATAGGTTTATAAGGATATGTTCCTCTAGGTGAACTTTCCGTTCTTGTTCCCCAAATTTTATACCCCATTTGTTCACTTAAATCAAAAAACTTTAAAAATTCTTCCATCCAAAACCCCTCATCCCTAACTTCTATTTTTTTAGTATTTCTTTTATCTAGAAAATTATATCCAACATTCTTAGCATCATCATCTAACATCACCACCCATTTTTCATCTGTATTTTTTAATATCCAATTTCTTGTATTTGTAATACCCCTTATTTCTTTTGGCACACAAACAATATTTTTTATTAAATCTTTATACTGATGGTATTCGCTTTCAGGAATAAAAAAAGTAGAATTAGGTAATATCTTATTTGTTGTGGTAAGTCCTGCTCTACCTTTACTTGGTACTGCTATCAGCATCTTTTATTCTTTTTTTAAATTCATCCCAATATAATACTCGCTCTAAACTAACTGAATCAAAACCACTTCCTTTTTTATATCCACCTCTACGCACCATTTTTAGTTTTAAAGTTTCCTTTAATTCTTCCCAATCAACAGAATTTGGCTCTGCCATTATAAGTATGTATTCTTTTGGTGGCTCTAATTGAACAGATTGTGGTAATTCAATATCATCATCTTCTTCTAGATCATCAATAGCATTATCAATATTTAAATCTAAACCCCAATCCTCTAATAAATCAGTATCCCAATCATTAGCTAAAATATCCCAATCCCATTCACCAAATCCCACATTGTCTTTAATGATAAATTCTTGTGCTTTTTTTTCATCTAAATCATCTGCTTGTATAATATAGACTTCTTTTAATCCTATTTCCTTACAAGCCTTGTAACGCATATTACCACCTAGTATAATATTATCCTTATCAACCACTATTGGTCTAAGTGATAACATCTCAGGAAACTCTTTTACACTATTAACAAGTTTTTGAAACTTATGCTTGTTGATGAATCTAGGATTAGCATCATTTTCTTTTATTGATGATATGCTTACCTTTTGTATTTTAGCTTTAATCATTGTATTAAATTTTCTCTAAGGTACAAAAAAATTATTTTCTGTATATTTTTGTAATTACTAATTGAAATATTCCAAAGTAAATAACAATATCTTCTTCGTATATTTCTACATCATCAAAGGGATAGTGTCTAATGCCAAACAAAATCCCTTTAAAAAATCCAACTTTAACTTCATAACGTAATAATTTCATAGTAAATGTTTCTATTATAACGTAATAAAATACAAATCTGTGATTACCAATCTTCAGGAAATAATTTCTCTGCTATTCGCTTACCTACTTTTGCAACAATTATTGCAACAAAAATCCAACCTAGTGCTTCAATCATAATTTAATAATTTAGTTCGTCAATTTCTATTTTTAATTTTTCTATTGTATTTGCAAATAATATTTTATCATCGCAATCTTTTAAATTTACTGCTTCAAAGTAACCCCAACCATTTTGGTATTCCATTATTTCGTAATCTTTATAAATCATATCCTACCAATGCATCCCATCCATAGATGTACTGCTTTCTATTACTTTACATTCATCTTTATTTTTCCATTCCCAACTTTGTTTCCATAAACTTACCTTTTCAATTATTTCATTTAGCCTTTCCTTAGGTATGTCGTGCAATACATTCATAATTGGGTCGTTCTTTACTTTGTTTCTTAAATCTAAATACTTCCTTTCAAAGTTATCACATTTGCCCTGCAGATAATGTATCTTGTCTATTTCATCATAATTCAAATCACTTTTGAAATTAAAGCTATCTTCTATTTCTTGTAAAGATGAATTATACATTTTGTATGTTTCATAATTCTTAACTAAATGAATTACAGTTGCGTGATTCATAGTCTTACCCATTGATTCAAAGTAATATGCAATATTTGTCCACCTCATACCTAGCTTTTCTCTAAGGATATAACAAACCAATGCTCGTAATTCTACATAGTTTCTTTGCCTAGTGTTTAAAAATATATCAACCCCTGTCATTTCAACTACTCCCTCTGCTACTTTTTTATAATTTCTATCCATTTTTATTTCTTAAAATTTTTATTTCACGTTCAAGATAATCTTTTGCTTTTAATAGATCACCTAATTCATCTTTTTTCTTTCCTGCTCTGACAATATACTTCAAGATATTACCCCTGTTGAAATTAAGTGAGTAATCGTTACACACGTCTATAATATCGTAATCTTTTCCATTATCGTAATGTACTTGTGTTGCTTTCATAAATCATCTATTTTATTTTGTATTTCATCTATTGAATTTAAAATATTAATACATTTATTTTCTTCATAATTAGTAAAAATATGATTGTATATTTCATCTAATTGATTTTGTATTTCTTTTTTTGTCATTCTGTTAATAGTTTTAAAAGGTTATAACATTCGGTATATTTCTGTCTTGCTTTACCCTTGTATTCTTGTTTAAATAATTCGTATAGCTTTCTAGTATATTGGTATTTAGTTTGACAATCTGCATAATACTTTTCTGCAAACCTTTTACCTTTTCCTTTAAAGTAATTTACATTGTCTGCAGTATCTCCCATAATCATCTGCTCATAAAAATTATACATAGCTTCATCTTCTGATATATCTAGTACTTCTTGGTGCTTATAATGATAGTTATACATCAAGCAAGGAAACTGCTTATAGTCTTTATCTATTGATACAATCATAACTTCATCCCTACCTAGTTCTTCTGTTAGCTTTTTCCAATACCTTGCAACCATATCATCTGTTTCTACTCCATAACCTACAACACTATCATAATGGCTTTTTACAAAATCGTGCATTTCGTGTAATAGTGGAGGTAATTCTTGCTTTTTTCTATTGGCTTTATATTTCTTAGTTATTAGCTTTCTAAAGTTTCCTCTAGATCCACTAAATGTAATTACCTTATCAATATTATAAAGTTCTTCTAAGTGGTTTACAATAGCCATATACTGCTCATCAAACTTATTTCTAGCATCAGCTATGTCTGTATAATACTTTTCATCCTCAGGATGTTCCCTTTTCTTATAACAACTTGCAAATATTAAACTGTCTGCATCTACTAGTAATATCATATTTTTTTTAATCTTTTTTTTATTAAATCATCTACACTAGATACTGCCATTTGACAAGCTACATTTTCTGCTTCTCCTTTTTCCCATTTATACAGGGCAGACATATAAAAATATTTCACACGTTCTTCTAATTTAGGATATACAATTATAGTATCTAGACAGTATCTTGCTAAATCACCTATATTTAAATTTGGTTTAGATATTATCATAATTCTTTTAATTCATCTTTAATTAGATCTAAATACATTTCCTGCATCTTTTTATTTTCCTTTATAACTTGATTTATTATAAAAGGCAAGTCTTTAATTAATTGGTCTGTATTATACACTACCCATTTATTTTTCCCATATCCGATATGAAATTCTCCGTCTGAGCAATAAAGGTAATTTGTTTCGTGTATGTATGTAGTTTTACTGTCTGTCATATTGTGAAAAATTTATTTGTAAATAATTTCTTAAATCTGAATTTTCTTTTATTCTAAACTTTATAGTAATATCAGTTATATTTTTATCTTTTTCTGTTTTGGATTCGATTACTGCCTTTACCTCATCCCATAGCGCCTGATTTACTTTCATTTAATTAAAGTTAAATCTAATTCTTTAGCTACATAATTAATATGCTTTTGCGTAGTCATAGACCAATAACCTAATTGGTGTAATTTGCTTCCGTCAATTCTTGCTACTATTGTTGAATAACTCCAAACATTGTTTCCTTGAATTGATAAATTTTGCTTGTACTTTGGTAATTTATACATCTGTTCTGTTTTTAAAGATTATTATAATTTTTGTAAATTTCTTTTGCATCAGCCATTCCTTTTGAATGTTGCTTAGTAGCTAAATCATAAAGTATTTCATTTAAATCTAGGAATTGCTCTGTTGTTAAACCTAAATTAAGATTTCTTACATTATCAAAAGCTATTGATAAATTTGATTGTTTTGTTTCTGTTGCCATTTTTAATATATTTAATTGTTAATTATTATTCTTCCCAATACGCAGTGTAGTAAGCATATTCTTGTGCTTCTCCCTCAGTCAATTCATAAATACTTTCATCTTCTACATCTTCTTCATTTTCTAAATTTTCCAAAGCCATTATACAATGCTCTAATTTCTCTACATCATCCCAAAATACTTGACCATCTTGAAACTTAATATTTCCTAGAGTTGTTCTTAATCTTTCTTTTACTGCTTTAATTGAATCTTCAACTAATAAATTTAAATTCTTTGTTGCCATCTGTTCTGTTTTAATTGGGGGTTTTTACACCCCCGTTTGTTTTTATTTTTATGATAATTTTTTTATTATTCTTTTATTACTTGCTATGTAGTTATCAAGCCTATCAGTACTCCAATTAACTGCATCTAAAAACTTTAGGTTGTCATAAATCAAATCGTTTTCTTTTTGAGTAATATTTTCAGGTGTGTAGTGGTTTGCATTCTTTTTCTTAAGTACAGTTGTCAATACCTCTACGTTTTTTGTCATTTTTTTTAATTCCTTTAATACTTGTAAATTTGTCATTTGTTCTGATATTTAATAATTAATAATAATCAAATATAAAACAAATAATCTTATAAACAAAAAATTTAATAACTTTTTTTAAGAAATATTAATATTTATTATACTAGCATCGTTTTCTTCTAGCAAATAAACATCTTTAAGAAGTCTTTTTTTTGTCCACATTGTAGTGTCAGGACAATATTTTTTTACAGGTTTTGGCATCTGTATATTATTAAGCCAATATAAGAAGTTGCCTTTAGGATCATTAACAAAATATAATTTGATTACATCTTGATCAAGCGACATTAATGCATCGTACTTGTCTTTCTCGAGCATTTTTTGTTCGTAATAAGTTTTACGAAACTTCATTTCAATAACGCAGTCTTTTCCCTTTGGTGTTTTACCGATTGCATCGTATCTAGTGAAACCATCACCACACCATTTTAAATCCCACCCATCTAAGTTAAGCAGGAATACAACTGCCTTTTCCCACTTGTTAATCTTTTTTAATCCCATTGTCCCAAATGATATTCAAGTCTTTAATCCATTGAACTATTGTTTTTGGGTTACAAGTACAGGGTTTGAAAAATTTATGCTTGTGGTACTTTGCGTGGAGTTGGCAAACCAATTCAAATTCTTCAGGGGATAGGTGCTGCTTTTTACCCATCCTGAATTTTCTCCAATCACTTCTATCTTCTTTTTCAAATTTTACCATCTTTTAATTTTTATATTGTTTAGACTTTCACGTCTTTTATTACAGTTGCATTTTGTTCCTCTGTAAGTATGGTATTTTTCCACAAGGTATTTTATCCCTGTGTATTTAGTAATGTAGTAAATTAAATCTCCTAGTTTCATTTGAATTTTTTTTCTATTAGTGAATCACATTTTTCATAGTATGCCATTAGTTCAATATCATTGACAGAATTTGGTCTTGGTTTTCTACCACCTATTTTTATATTTCCATTTAATCTATGAAGCCAAGAAAATATGATACCATCATTGCAACACCACAATACTGTACTTAATTGTTTAGTGTCATTTAACTTCAATAGTTTTCTAATTGCAATAGGCAAAGGATAAGCATATTTTACATCCTTTAACCTGCCCTTAACCTCTAAGTTAAATAAGAATTCATCTTGTTTATTATAAATCTTAAAATCAAAATTATTTTTTCCCTGCTTTTTATAACAAAGACCGTATTGTGAGCAGAAGAATTTTACTGCTTTAATTTCCCTTTTTAAATCTGTTTCTGTTTCAAACCTAGTTACCATTTATATTAATTTCTTTAGTTTTTCTTTTACCTTTCTGTATGTATTATAAAGTGAAAAATATTCTATGTATGAGTTTCTAGAAAAGTCTGCTATGCTTTCTCCCTCATTTATTATTTCAAATACTTTTCTGTCATACCAAAACATAGTATTTAATTCTGCTTTGATTTTATCATAGGCTTTATCATAATCAACATCACAATCTAATTTTGAATAATTAGTATCTTCAATATTAATCATTGTAATATTTTTGCCTTTTCTTTTTAGATCTATAAACAAAGTTTTTAGCACTTTGTAAATATAGTAGTAGTTAATATCATTATCGTAATAAATGATGTCTAAGCCATTTTCTATCTTAGGTAGTACTTTTATATACATTTCCTGTACAATGTCTTCAGCTATTGTTTTATCACACCCAAAAGAACTAACAACGTCAATCCACGTCTTATGCTTTTTAGCTAGTAATAATATAACTTCTTTGTTTGACATTATTTTAATGGGTCGTATAGGTTTTCAACTATTTGTGGTAATCCAAAATCATTAACTTCAAAACTAAATGTATCAAAAGAATATCCTCTAGATCTTCCACACTTTACAGTAACCCAATCTTTATTAACAGTATTAGCTTCTAATTGTATTACAGTTTCTGCTTTCTTTTCTAAGAAACTTCCTAAATGCCCTGTACCTAGTTTTGAACTACCAAAGTTTTGATGTATAACGTTTATTATGTGGCATTTGTATATTGAAGACCATTCCATTAATTTCTGAACTAATTGATTGCTTTCTGAAATATTGTTAGCATCAGAACATAAGTCTGCAATTCCATCAATAATTAATAAAGATGGTGTTTTAATTCTTTCTTTTAAGTAGTAATCTATAAATTCAATTCTCATTTTATAGTCAATTGACCTTAACCCAAAGGTATGATAAATTTCTGAATTAATATTTGAGTCCATTTTATGCACCCTTTCAAAGACTTTTTGGCAATGCCATAGCCCTTGTTCTGTGTCAATATGTATAAGGTGACCATCTTTACTTCTATGTCCTTTTATATTACCTCCAAATGTATTTTGACCACTTAAATAACAAGATGCTAGTAGTGATATAAAAAAGGTTTTCTTTGTTTTAGGTGGCGCAGTAACTACT